AATTTTACCATGGTAAGTCTAAAGTATTAAGTACCCCAATGGGATTAATTGTAAGATCGTTAATCCAAGATGGTGTAACAATGGGTATGAGTACTAGAGCACTTGGCCAATTGTGTCAAGAGTCTAACGGTATAAGCAGAGTAAGCGATGTTAAGTTAGTAGCAATTGATTGTGTAGCTGACCCTTCTTGTCCAAAAGCATTTGTAAATGGTATACTTGAATCTAAGCAATGGGTCTTAAACACCAAAGGCGAATTAGAAGAGGCTTACTCAAAATTCGAAGAGAAAATCTCTAAATTACCAAGAAACAATAGAGAAAAATATTTTCTTGAGCAAATAACAGCATTTATTGATAAAATTAGCGCTAAATTATAAATAATATTATGACAAAAAATTACCATAATTTTATTTCAGCAATTTTGGAGGAAAAGTATGCTGAAGCTAATAAATATTTACAGCAATTAGTTGAAGCTAAACTTAAAGCTAAAATCAAAAAAGCAGCTGATAAAGTTAAGTAAAACAACCAATTTAAATTATGAATAAAGAAATCAAAGATGCACTCACAGATGATGTTAAGGAAGTTCTCACTGAAGAATCCTTAAGCAAGCTTGAGCAACACTTTAATGAAAAAGTCAAGCTTCATGTTGAAAAAGCTCTCAATGAACAAGATGAAGAGTATTCTGTCGCATTAGAAAAATTTCTTGATGCTTTAGATGCTGATCACTCTAACAAACTTAAAAAAGTGGTCGAAGCTATCGAACTTAATCACACCAATAAATTAAAGAAAGTTATCACGAAGTACGAGGGAGCTTTAAATGAAGAAGCAAACAATTTCAGAACTTCTTTAGTTACAAAAATCAGCGACTATATGGAATTATATCTTGAAAAATTGGTACCACAAGATGCAATTCTCCAAGCTGTAGAAAACAAGCGTGCAAACACCATGTTGAACTCAATACGTTCTGCACTTGGTGTTGATTTAGCAATTGCTAAAGAGAGTGTACGTGAAGCAATTTTGGATGGTAAGAATCAAATAAATGAAGCTCATAGCGAGCTTGAGGACTTGAAGAGCAAGTTTATTGCAACAGAACAAGAAAATGCTAATTTAAAAGCAAAATTGTATCTTGAGCAAAAAACTGCTACCTTGTCAGACGATAAAAAGGGTTACATCAAAAAGATCCTTAGTAATAAGTCATATGACTTTATAAAGGAAAACTTTGATTACACCGTTTCAATGTTTGATAAGAGAGAAGAGGAAAAACTTCAAGGCCTCACAGAAGAAGCTAAACAACAGGCTACGTCAACAACTGTTGATCGTGTTGTAGTTGAGGAGTCGGTACAACCAACACAATCACAGCAAGACAACCCTGTTGCTAGTTTATATCTTACTGAGTTGACAAGATATTAATTTCAACTTACTTGAGAGCTATAGGACGGTTTCTTATAGTTCTGATATGTACTATACACATAGTATATGTTTTTAAATTTTAACCCATAACTAAATATGAACCAAATAAGACCAAATAACTCGTTCATCGATATGAGCCGTGCTAAGGCTCTTCTCGAGAAGTGGTCCCCTGTATTGGACTACACTTCAGATAACGTAAAACCAATCTCTGACGACCATCAGAGATATACAACCGCTTGTCTCTTAGAAAATCAAGAGAAGTGGTGCTTAACAGAGGGAAATAACGTAGCTGGTGGTACTGGCTCGGTATTTTCAAACGGCTCTGTAAACGTCGGCCAGTTTGGTAACCAAATACCAAACAGCTATGCCCAAGGTGATACTTATGCAACTGGTGATTTCAGATTGCCTAAGATTCTTATCCCAATGATCCGTCGTACCTTCCCTGAGCTTATCACTAACGAAATCGTTGGTGTTCAGCCAATGTCAGGTCCGGTAGGTCTTGCATTCGCCATTCGTTATAAATACGAATCAGAAGCACTCGGCAACGGTGTTGACGGTCAGCCATCAGCAACAGGTACAATCAACCTCGAACCACAAAATCAATCCGATGGTAAGGAAATTGGTTATCAGTATCTTGACTCAAGATTCACAGGTACAAGCTCATTAGCATTGTCTGGTCTTGGTTCAGGTTCTGATTTCCAATATCTTGCTACAGATCAAGGTGTTGCACAGTTACTTGCTAACTTCGAGTTAACTGGTAGGATTCCTCAGATCGTAACATCGTTTGAAAAGACAGCAGTCGAAGCTGGTACCCGTAGGTTAGCAGCTCGCTGGTCAGTTGAACTTGAGCAAGATCTCAAGAACATGAACGGTATCGATATCGACACTGAATTAACCAATGCGATGAGCTACGAAATTCAGGCTGAAATTGACCGCGAAATGTTAATGAGAATGGTTCAAATTTCTCTTAACGCTGGTTTCAACATTGGTTACTCACTTTGGAGCCCAGCATCAGCGGACGGTCGTTGGTTAGTTGAACGTAATCGTGACTTCTACCAGCAAATCATAATCCAGGCTAACAGAATTGCTGTTCGTAACCGTAGAGGTTCTGCAAACTTTATCGTTTGCACACCACGTGTTTCAGCAATCCTTGAAATGTTACCTGAGTTCCAATGGGTACCTGTACAAGGTAACGTAAACACACAACCAGTTGGTGTCGCCAAGATTGGCTCACTCGGTGGTCGTTTTAATGTTTACCGCGACACACGTACAGAAGCTCAGTCCAGCTTCTATTCTAATAGTGGTTATAGCTCAACACGTAATGTTGAATATGCATTACTTGGTTACAAAGGCCCTGAGTTCTACGACACAGGTATTATCTACTGCCCATACATACCAGTAATGGTACAGCGTACAATCGGTCCTAACGACTTCTCACCACGTGTTGGTCTCTTAACACGTTACGGTGTCGTTGACAACATCTTTGGTGCTGATTTGTATTACCATACAATCATCGTCAAGGATCTCGGTGTTGCATTCGCACCAGGTCAGCAAGTTGTTTACTTCTAAGCGAAGTAGTCAATATAAACAAAAAGAGCGTACCGAAAGGTACGCTCTTTTTTTATCGGTATATTTACTGTCGAGGGGTTTTACAGTAAGGTACATCTATATCAACAAATGGTGATTTATCCAATAACGTGTAATTTTTAGTTGCACGTATAGGGCAAATATCAATACCACCACGTCTGGTATAAAGACATTTAACCATTAATGAATAAGGTTGGAAACGATCATACAATCTTTTGAAAATTGTTTCACAAATTTCTTCGTGAAAATGGCATTCATCTCTAAATGATACAATATACTTTGCAAGACCAATTGGATCGATTGCATCTTGTGCTTGCATTTCAATAAAGACATCACCCCAATCAGGTTGACGGGTAACTCTGCAGTTACTCTTGAGTAAACTACTATGATATGCTTGTATAGGTAATGATTTAGGTTCAGCACTTTTATACTGAAACATAGATGTTAGTAAAGTTTTATCTTCTTGAAATTGAGTAATTTCCACATCATCCAAATTAAAACGGTTTTCAATTGTTGGAAATGCATGCCAACAATGATCCATTTCATAACCATTTTTAATAAAATTATTAACCTCAGTGGTAGTATAAAATCTACACTTAACTGTTGTTTCCAACAATGTAGATAGATCAGCCTCAACAGTTTTTTCAATAAAGTAAATTGTTTGTTCAGAAGTCTCACCGACTTTAAACATATTAAAACTGTTAAGGTAGAGCTTCAAACTTTTACTCTCAACAATATAATTATTAGTTGCTTTGTAAACAATTTTAAGTATACCTGCAACAGGTAAGCCTTTGATTGTTAATGCACTCACCTCATATGCATTCCACACATCATACCCTATAAAAGGTGGTATGTCGTCAGCAATGTTTAAATGAACTCTATTACTTTGTCTAGGTTCACGTACTAGGATACTCTTATCGTAGTTTTGAGGGTAATCTACAATACGTCCTAACACTTTTGATACATTTGTATTATCAATTTCAGCCATACCATAATATATTATAAATCACTATTAAATTCAAGTTTTATTATGAGTTTGTATTACCCCATTTACGATTAAATATATATAATGGCTGATAAAGAAATACAAAGCTTTACCGTTAAAAAATGGGATCGTAATTTAATCCGAGTTTGGTTTAAATTTACCGATGGTACAACAGCTATAGCTTTATATGATAAAAAAACTGGTAAAAAAGACCCCGGTGTTTTACCAGCCTATTACGATTCGCAAAATGCACCTGAAACTTTTAGCGTTAAAAAACAAGTTCAAAAAAAAGAAAAACAATTAAAACAAACAACTACAAATAATATCAATAATTTACAAAAATTAGAATCGAATAACTTTATTCAAAATAATTCAGCAGCACCTAATTATAAAGATAGTATTTCCAGTGCAGTAGAATCAAATAAACCAGACATGCTTGCATGTATAGGTCAAAAATTGAAAGATATAATTGGTATATTCACTTTACCATTTGGCTTACCATTAGAAATACCTAATTTACCTGATGTACCTAAAGTAAGTATAGGTGAAATATTTAATAATGTTCTTAAAGAATTAACTGCTGCTGCAGTGAGTCTTGAACAAACAGTGTTTGGTACTATAAATGATATCACCACATCAATAACATCAACTATTGAAATCGGTGATTTAAGTGTTAGTAAATTTCTTGGTTGTGATGAATTATCTGTATCTACACCTACCCAGAAAAAAGAATTAGCTACATCACCAGTTAAACAACAGCAAGCAACTGCAGCTGCGGTGCAAACAAGTACAACAAATTTACAAACAAAAACTGAAAAGAAAGTCGAGCAAAAAGTTGAACCTGTTAAAACTGCACAACAAACAGTTCCTGCTATAACAAA